TAGACGATCTTATTGAATTATCCAAAAATTCTGAACATCCTAGAACATATGAAGTTGCGGGACAATTTATGAAAACAATGTCCGATGTATCGAAAGATCTTTTGAATTTACAAAAACAAGTTAAAGAATTAAAAGCAGACGATCCGCAACAAAAGATTGGTACTCAAAATAATGTGGTGTTTGCTGGGTCAACTGCAGAACTATTTAAAGCATTGAAGCAACATAAAGATAATGGTAATATAATTGAGCAATAAGCCTACATCATATAACGGTAATCCCAATTTAAAACAAATTGGCACTACCATATCGTATACCAAAGAACAAGTTACGGAAATCATTAAGTGTTCTCAGGATCCAATTTACTTTATTGAAAATTATTGTCAAATAGTTTCATTGGATAGGGGACTAATTCCATTCAAATTATACGATTGTCAAAAAGAAAAAGTACATACTATTCTAAATAACCGTAAAGTGATTCTGATGGAAGGTCGCCAACAGGGTAAAACTATTACAGCTGCTGCATGCATTCTTTGGTATACATTATTTCAAGAAAATAAGACAGTTGCTATTCTTGCAAATAAATCATCGGCTGCCCGAGAGGTTTTATCTCGATATGAATTGATGTATGAGATGCTTCCAATATGGATGCAACAGGGTGTTAAGACATTTAACAAAGGTGATATTGAACTTGAAAACGGATCCAAAGTATTTACAGCGGCAACAAGTACATCAGGTATTCGAGGTAAATCTGTAAATTGGTTATATATTGACGAAGCGGCAATTATTCCAAATAATGTTGCAGAGGAATTCTTTACATCTGTTTATCCGACAATTTCTGCGGGTACTACCACAAAGATTCTTCTCACATCTACACCGCTGGGGTATAATCACTTTTGGAAATTCTGGAATGAAGCAGAACAAGGATTGAATGGATTTGTTCCAATGTTCATTCCATATAACAGAATTCCAGGCAGGGATGAAAAGTGGGCGGCGGAACAAAAGGCCATGCTCGGTGAACTTAAGTTCAATCAAGAGGTTTTATGTAATTTCTTAGGTTCATCCAATACGTTAATTAATCCTGATACAATAGGAAAAATGTCGGTTAAACCATATGTTTATACTAAGGATGGATTAGACATTTTTGTTGAGCCAGAAGAAGAACACGTGTACATGTTGGTAGCTGATACTTCTCGAGGAGTCGGTGGAGATTACTCAGCGTTTACAGTTCTTGATATTACTGCATATCCATATTCAGTTGTTGCAAAATATAGAAACAACAAAATTAGCCCCCTTCTTTTTCCAAATATAATATATAAAGTAGCAAAAGATTATAATAAGGCCTATTGTTTGATAGAGATAAACGATAACGGGCAACAAGTTGCAGATTCGCTTTATATGGATTTAGAATACGAAAACGTATTTTTCGTAGGAAGTAACAGTAAGAGTGGACAGTATTTATCTGGGGGATTCTCCTCCGGCGCAACTCTAGGTGTCAGGACTACCAAACAGGTAAAACGCTTAGGATGTACTTCTTTTAAGAGTTTGGTGGAAAGTACCAAACTACTAATTCACGATCCCGATATAATTAATGAAATATCCACATTCATAGAAGTTAGGGGAACCCATAAAGCGGACGAAGGATATCAAGACGATTTGGTAATGTGTCTGGTATTATTTTCATGGGCAACAAATGAACTATTCTTTAAAGACTTAACCGACACTAATCTTAGAAAAGCCTTGTATGAGGAACAATTCAAACAAATTGAAGAAAACCTTACCCCGTTTGGTATTATAGAAAATGGTATTCCTGAAGAAGAAAGACCTCAAATTATGACAGATGCAATTTGGTTTAATGCGGCATCAAAATCTCCACAAGAAATTGAAGAAGCTCAAAGAAGATTCCTTGAAAATGTCTAAAAGACAGTACTTATAAATAAATAGAAATCATAATATAGACAAATATCTATAAAATTATCAAGGAGAAGACGATGGCATTTCAGCTTTCACCTGGCGTTGTAGTAACGGAACAGGACCGAACAACAGTTGTCCCAACAGTTGCAACCACATCTGGAGGGTTCGCAGGCGCATTCCAATGGGGTCCTGTAGAAGAAGTAACAACTGTAGATTCAGAAACCAATTTAGTTAATGCGTTTGGTAAACCAAACGATACTACTGCAGGATACTTTTTTACTGCTGCAAATTTCTTATCGTATGGTAATAATTTAAAAGTAGTTCGTGTAGTGGATAAGGGTGTTGCGAGAAACGCGGTTACTAGACCCACCGGTACAGTTACGGGGGTTAACATTCCTGCGAATAATACAACCGACCAAATATATTTTACCTCTACTGCAAATTTAACTGCCTTTTTTGATGTGGATCAATTTGTTATTACTAGGGCGACAGGCACTCCAGTTTTAAATACTAGTAATGGTAAGGTAACAAGTTTGACAGTATCCAGTACTGGTTTTGGATATAATACCGCGCCAACTGTTAGCTTTGTCGGGGGTTCTCCTTCAAGTAGTGCAACTGCGACTGCAACACTATCAAGCGGACAAATATCTAATATATTTGTATTAAATGGCGGTAATAATTATACCGCCTTATCAAATGTTGTAATTCAAAATCAATTTTCAACATCTGCACGAGCAAATCTAGTAGTAAGATTTAGAATGAGAGATGCCAATATTTCTGTTATTGGATCTAATTATGATGCTAATGCAAATATCGTATTCTCTGGTAATATTGACGCTACCGGTGTACATGCCACAGCAAATTTAGTTATTACCAATGGCAACATTACCGGTGTAACAATAGTAACACAGGGTAATGGTTATATAGGTGCACCAAACGTAACAATTAATAGAAACAGCGCAAACGTTGGGACTAATGCAACCGTAGTTGCAAACGTTGCGTATGGGTATATTGATAGTATTACTATAGACAACCCCGGTGTTGCTGGATACGACTTTATTCCTAACGTAACAATTAATAAAAATAATCTATTGGGCGGCACAAATGCTGCGGTTCAAGCTCGTATTAGTGCATTTGTTAGTACATTAACTCTAACTGCAAATGGATATGGTTATGTAGGTACCCCGTCTGTATTAATTATACCTGCAACAGCTGATTTAAATTATATTACTTCAAATGTCGCAGCAAACGCAATAGTTAAATATCCGTTACAATCTGTTACTATAACAAATGCGGGTTCTGGGTATACTTCCAATGCAAATACTGTTTCTATTTTAGAAAATAGTGTGGCAGTATTTAGTGCAACATCAAATATATCTTTGGCTCCTCCCGTTATAACTAACGACGAGAATTTTATTCTAAATTATTCTTCAGGTGGCCTCGCATTTGGAGAATTTGCTGCAAGATACCCTGGTGCGTTAGGAAATTCTATTAAGGTTTCTATGGCGGATTCTGCAACTTATAGTACATGGTTGTACAAGTCGCAGTTTAACGGCACTCCTGGTACATCTGCATATGTTAGCGAAAAATCTGGTTCCAATGATGAACTACATATTTTAGTTATAGACGCGGATGGATCTTGGTCAGGTACTGCAGGTACAATCTTAGAAAAATATGCTTACGTATCCAAGGCATCTGATGCTAAGAATAGCGACGGCTCAACTAATTATTATAAGAATATAATTAATAACCAATCGGAATATATTTGGTCTTTAGATCATCCATTGGAAGTTACAAGCTGGGGAGCTGAAGCAAAATCAACAGCATTTGGAAGTTTAGCGGCAAATGTAACAACCACATTAACCGGCGGCGTTTCAGGAGATAGCGTTTCTACAGGAAATGTTTCAACAGGATATGCATTATTCTCAAATGACGAATTGTATGATATTGGTCTAATTCCGATGGGACCAACAACTGCAGTATCTGCTGTTAATGCTGCGATTGCTATTGCCGAATCAAGAAGAGACGCTGTAGTATTTGCTTCCCCACCTTATGTAGATGTTGTTAATACCACAGGGCAAGCAGATAAGATTGTCACTTATAGAAATCAATTAACATCCTCATCTTATGCAGTTCTAGATACTGGTTGGAAATATCAGTATGACCGATATAACGACAAGTACAGATATGTTCCCCTAAACGGCGACATTGCTGGTCTTGCAGTAAGAACAGATCTAATATCTGATCCTTGGTTCTCCCCTGCAGGTTACAATAGAGGCGTAATTAAGAATTTAGTTAAATTAGCTTATTCACCTACTAAA